CTTCAAATATATCACGATGGAAGTAATAGTTATATAAAAGAGACGGGAACAGGAACATTAAATTTACAAGGAAGTACACAGGTTCTTATTAGTGGAACAAATGGTGAAGTCGGAGTTCAGTATGTAGAAAACGCGGGCGTAGGCTTAAGACATAATAACGTAACAAAACTAACAACCGAAAGCACAGGTATTAATGTAACAGGAAAAATAAATTTATCAGATGGTCAGAACAACGTACTTATTGGCACTTCAGCTGGCGCCAATATAACAACAGGATCAAGTAATACTTTAATTGGAGATGTTGCAGGAGACGCATTAACTACAGGTAACAATAATGTAACGTTAGGTTATTCTTCTTTAAGTGCAGAAACAGCAGGTGATAGAAGTGTAGCTATTGGAAACTTTGCTTTACAAGTACAGAACAATACTATAAATACAGATGCTTATAATACTGCTGTAGGATACGCTGCTGGAGCAAGCGTTACAACAGCACAAAAAAACACATTAATAGGAGGTTTAGCAGGAGACGCAATGACAACTGGTGGTGACAACGTTGCTGTAGGTTATAGCGCTTTAAGTTCTCAAACAGTGGCTAATACTAACGTGGCTATCGGCGTTAGTGCTATGGCTACAAATGTAGCTGCAGATAGAAACGTTGCCGTAGGTCACGAAGCTCTTTTAAGAATGACATCCGCAAGCAGTGCTGATCATTACAACGTAGCGTTAGGTTATAATGCTGGTAGAGAGGTTACAACAGGAACTAAAAATACAATTTTAGGTGGTTTAGCAGGTGACGCGATGAATACTGGAGTAGATAATGTAGCTTTAGGTTACAAAGCGCTATCAGCAGACCAAGGTGGTGCCAGATCAACAGCGATTGGCTCAAACGCTTTAGCAAGCCAAGTAGTCGCAAGTAGTGGGAATATGTATAATACAGCTTTAGGTTTTGGAGCTGGTCAAAGTGTAACAGGTGCTTCTCAAAATACTTTTATTGGAGCTTTAGCTGGTGGCAGCGCGACATCAGGTACTAATAATACAGTTATAGGTGCTTTAGCAGAAAAATCTGCAATCACTGCGGCTAATGAAATAACTTTAGGTAATTCAAGTATTGCAACTTTAAGATGCCAAGTAACAAGCATAACAGCTTTATCAGACGAAAGAGATAAAACAAGCATTGAAGATTTACCTTATGGACTAGACTTTGTTAATTCTTTACAACCTAAAAAGTTTGTTTGGGATCATAGAGCTGAAACTAGAGTTGAAACTGACGAAGAAGGAAATGAAACACAAGTAGAATTTTATTCATCTAACAAGGGTAAAAAAGATATTGGATTTATTGCACAAGAATTACAATCAGTAGATAATGAGTTTACTCAATTAGTATATAATTCTAATCCTGAAAAACTTCAAGCAACTTACGGAAGATTAGTTCCTGTGTTAGTAAAAGCAATACAAGATTTGTCAGCGAAAGTAACAGCTTTAGAAAACGCTTAAATAATAAAAAAAATAAGTAACTATAGTATTAAGTAATAACAATTAAATTAAATTAAACCATGGAAAATCCAAAAATTAAAGACGAAGAATTAAAACAAATTATTGACGACCAGAATGAGTTACAAAAAATGTTATCTCAAGTTGGAATTTTAGAAGCTCAAAAGAAACAAGTACTTGATGCTGCATTAGCTAAAAGCGACGAAGTTGAAAAATTCAAAGCTAAACTAGAAAAAGAGTATGGCAAAATAAATATCAACTTAAAAGATGGTAGTTATGAAGTTATAGAAGACGAAGCACCAACTGAGTAATGACTTCAAATATAAGAAAGATCAGTATCGGAGCTGACTATAAGTCTGATGCTATGCACTATGCTGTAGGGCAGCAAGTTTATGGTGGGCACGAAATATCTCATATATTACATGAAGATTCTGATAACTCTTATAACATCTATATTAAAAAAAACAACGAGGTATTGCCATGGAAAAAATTTAATTCTAACATGGCTATATCTGTTGAATATGATTTAGAGTATTAATGAAAAGTATTTTTGATTTTATTATACAACCACTAGGTGATGAGTATAATAATGAAATTAAAGTTAAAAATAAATCTTTAATTATTAATACTAAAATAGAAAGTTATAAGTCAGTTAACAATTTAGCTATTGTAATTGAAGTGCCAAAAGCATACGATACTCCTATTAAAAAAGGAGATATTATAGTTGTACATCATAATGTATTTAGAACTTTTTACGACATGAAAGGTGTAAGAAAAAAAAGTAGATCTTGGTTTAAAGATAACTTATATTTCTGTCAAATAGATCAAGTTTATTTATATAAAACAAGTAATGAGTGGAAATCATTTGGTGACAGATGCTTTATAATGCCACTTAAAAACAACAACTCTCTAACGCTTGACAAAGAGCAAAAGCTTATTGGTATACTTAAAATAGGTAATAGCTCATTAGAAGCACTTAAAATTAATCCTGGAGACATTGTAGGTTATAAACCTTATGGTGAATGGGATTTTTTAATAGACGGTCAACGTCTTTATTGTATGAAATCAAATGATATTGTTATAAAATATGAACACGAAGGAAACGAAGTTGAATATAATCCAAGCTGGGCACATAGCAGTTGAGGAACTTATTAAAGTTGCTAAAGAAGCTATTGTAGATTCAGATGAAGATATATCAGCTGACAGACTTAAGAACGCTGCAGCTACAAAAAAACTATGTATATTTGATGCTTTTGAAATACACAATCGTATTATAGAAGAACAAAATATGTTAGATGAAAAACCTAAAGAAGTTAAAAAAGAAACTACGTTTCGTGGTTTCGCTGAAGGAAGATCTAAATAATGTACGAGCAAACTTTATATAAAATAATAAAAGACCATGTAAAACCTAAAATTCTTAAACGAATGAATAGGTATAAAAAATGGGAGTATGGATATAATGAAGATCACGACATGGTTATTATATCTAGAACCGGGCAAATTGGAGAGGTTTATGAAATACAAAATCTCAAAATAGCTTTACCTTTACAAAACAATATTCATACATTTGAAAGTAATAAATGGACTAGATTTAATTACCCTAAAATATTAAGTAAAATAAAAACAGTTTTTGACTGGAGAGAATATCCTGAAGATTTCAAAGAACAGTGGTATGATTATATTGATCTTGAGTTTAAAAGACGTGAAGAAGGTTTTTGGTATATAAACAAAGATAAACCTATATTTATAACTGGTACTCATTATATGTATTTGCAATGGTCAAAAATTGATGTTGGCCAACCAGACTTTAGAGAATCAAATAGGTTATTTTTTATATTTTGGGAAGCATGCAGAGCAGATGATAGAAGTTATGGCATGTGTTACTTAAAAAACAGACGATCTGGATTTTCATTTATGGCTTCTGGTGAAACTGTTAATATGGCTACAATATCAACTGACGCGCGTTTTGGTATATTATCAAAGTCAGGTGCTGATGCTAAGAAAATGTTTACAGATAAAGTTGTACCAATATCGGTTAATTATCCTTTCTTTTTCAAACCGATACAAGATGGTATGGATCGACCTAAAACAGAACTAGCATACCGTGTGCCAGCTTCTAAGTTTACAAGAAGATCTATTGTATCTACAGAAAAACAAGAAGATCTTGCTGGCCTTGACACAACTATTGATTGGAAAAATACAGGTGACAACGCTTATGATGGTGAAAAATTAAGATTACTAGTACATGACGAGTCAGGTAAATGGGAAAGACCTAATGACATACAAAATAACTGGCGTGTTACTAAAACAACATTAAGACTAGGTTCTAGAATTATTGGTAAGTGTATGATGGGAAGTACATCAAACGCTTTAGATAAAGGTGGTAGAAACTTTAAAAAATTATACGATGACTCAGACGTTACTAAAAGAAATGCCAATGGACAAACGCGTTCAGGACTCTATTCTTTGTTCATTCCTATGGAGTGGAATTACGAAGGATACATTGATTCTTATGGCTATCCTGTCTTCGACACACCATCAAAAAAAGTGTATGGACCTCATGGAACGCCAATCAAACTTGGGGTTATTGAATACTGGGATAATGAGGTAGAAGGTCTTAAAGATGATCAAGACGGATTAAATGAATTTTATAGACAGTTTCCTCGTACAACTAAACACGCGTTTAGAGACGAGTCTAAAATGTCCTTATTTAATCTAACTAAAATATATCAACAAATAGATTTTAATGAAGATTTAAAAAATTCTTTGCAAATAACTAAAGGCAGTTTTCAATGGGAGAACGGTGAGCAAGACACTAAAGTAATGTTTGTACCAAACAAAAACGGTAGATTTTTAGTATCATGGGTTCCGCCTATACAATTACAAAACAGAACAGTAATAAAAAATCATAAGAAATATCCAGGTAATGAGCATTGTGGTGCTTTTGGATGTGATCCATATGATATATCAGGTACGGTTGATAAAAGAGGTTCTAACGGATCTTTACACGGGTTAACAAAGTTTAGTATGGAAGACGTACCTCCAAATCATTTCTTTTTAGAATATATAGCTAGACCACAAACAGCAGAGATATTTTTTGAAGATGTACTTATGGCTTGTATATTTTACGGTATGCCAATATTAGCAGAGAATAACAAACCAAGGTTATTGTATTATTTTAGAAGAAGAGGTTATAGATCTTATTCTATGAACAGACCAGATAAAAAATACAATAAATTATCAGTGACAGAAAGAGAAATAGGTGGAATACCTAATTCAAGTGAAGACATTAAACAAGCTCACGCAGCAGCTATTGAGTCTTATGTAGAGCATTTTATAGGATTAAAAGAAACAGGTTATGGAGATATGTATTTTCAAAGAACCTTAGAAGATTGGGCTAGATTTAATATTAATAATAGAACTTCACATGATGCGTCTATTAGCTCTGGACTTGCGTTAATGGCTTGTAATAAGCATAGGTATATTCCAAATAATAAAATCAAATTGCAGTCTGTAGATTTAGGTATAAAGAGATACAATAACAAAGGAACCACATCAAAAATAATAAGTTAAATGAATATATATACTAACACCAATAGCGCTTTCCCTAGTCAAGTAGTGAGTGATGCAGAAAAAGCAAGTTTAGAATATGGAAGTCAAGTTGCTATGGCAATTGAATATGAGTGGTTTGATCAAGGAAGAACTAACGGTAACAGATATTTATCTAATTGGAATAATTTTCATGAATTAAGATTATACGCTAGAGGTGAACAATCTCCGCAAAAATACAAAGATGAGTTATCTATTAATGGTGATTTGTCTTATCTTAATTTAGACTGGCAGCCAGTTCCTATATTATCTAAATTTGTTGATATAGTTGTAAATGGTATATCACAAAAAAGTTATGATATTAAAGCTTATGCTCAAGACCCTAGTTCAATAAAGAAAAGAACTGATTATGCTTCTCGTATTTATGAAGACATGATGGCTAAAGATTATTTAAAAGAATTAAAAAATTCTTTAGGTATTGATTTATATCAAAGTCCTGACCCAAGTACTTTACCTGAGTCTGAAGATGAATTAGAATTACACATGCAATTAAGCTACAAGCAAAGTATTGAAATAGCAGAAGAAGAAGCTATATCATCTGTGTTAGCACAAAACAAATACGATTTAACAAGACGTAGATTAAACATGGACTTAACAGTTTGTGGTATTGCTGCTACTAAAACTAATTTTAATACAGCTGAAGGAGTTACTGTTGATTATGTTGACCCGTCTTATATGGTATATTCTTATACAGAAGATCCAAATTTTGAAGATATATATTACGTAGGTGAAGTTAAGTCTATAACAATAGCAGAACTTAAAAAAGAATTTCCAGATATTAGTAAAGAAGAACTAGAGCGCATACAAAAAATGCCAGGTAATCGCAACTATATAACTGGATACGGAAATTATGATGAGAACACAGTGCAAGTAATGTATTTTGATTACAAAACTTATCACAATCAAGTATTTAAAATAAAACAAACAGATCAAGGATTAATGAAAGCTTTAGAAAAGCCAGACACATTTAATCCACCTGAAAATGATTCATTTGAAAGAGTATCAAGATCAATTGAAGTATTATACAATGGTGCTAAGGTTTTAGGCACTGATACAATATTAAAATGGAAGCTAGCAGAAAACATGTCTAGACCATTAGCTGATACAACTAAGGTAGAAATGAATTACGCTATATGTGCACCTCGTATGTATAAAGGTAGAATTGAGTCTTTAGTTAGTAAGTGTATTGGTTTTGCAGATATGATACAACTTACGCATTTAAAGCTACAACAAGTAATGTCTAGGATGGTACCAGATGGCGTGTACTTAGACATGGATGGTTTAGCAGAAGTTGATTTAGGTAATGGCACAAACTATAATCCAGCAGAAGCATTAAATATGTATTTCCAAACTGGTT